AAATTAAATATTTTTTCTTCTTGAAAATCGTTATAATTTAGATATATAGATAGTCCTTCAGCAGATTTTATTTCAGTATCAAATTCTTGTAACTCAATCATTTTACATTCAACAACTTCAACAAAGTCCTCACTTCTTCCTATTGATTGTAGATTGAAAATATTATTTTCTATATCTTTTAAGGTTTTCTCATCTGATTTTATATGAAGTATTAGAAAAATACCGTTTAAAAGTTCGTAAAACATCGGTTTTTTCACAATAGTTCTAAATTGACTATAAAGCTTTGAATAGTTTTCTTCTTCATATTTTTTAAATTCTTCTTTATAGTTTTTTTCTTCAGTTCTTATTTTTTTTAGTTCATCTTTAACTGTTTTAAATTCTTCTTTTCTTCTTTTAAATTCTTCAAGTTTTAGCTTTTTTTCTGAATCTAATTTTTCTTTTAAAGTTTTTAACGTTTTAAATTCTTCAAGAAGTTCTTTGTTCTTAACTTTTATATTTTTCTCAGTTATGAAATTTGCATTATCTTCTACTGCTTCTGCAACTTCTATATAAGCATTAGAAATTGCATTTGAAGCTATCATTTTAACTAATGTCCCCCTATCAGCTATAGCATTTAATACAGTTATATTTTTATACATATCTTTTGATATAGCTTTAAAATTTCCTTGAATGCTTATATCCATAGAATGATAATCAGTATATCCACAAATATTATGCAGTGCCCCTATGATTGTTGCAGGGATAGGCAAAGGATAAGTCATTTTATTATCTATTGTTCCTGCTTTTCTGTAGTTTGCTGAGCTTTGTTTTAAAACTATTCTTAATACTTTCATTTTTCATCTCTCCTTTTTATATAATAAAAGAAAGGCAACTATTAAATTTTGTTCCCTTTCTTCCAATATGGAAATACATAAAATTTTATTACTCAGCAGGATTATAGACAACAGCATTGTCATCTATTGTGATTTCTTTATAATCACCATCTAAATCAACTTTACCCCTTACAGCCCAACCGCTATATTTTCCACCGATTAAATCAACTGTGCAGTCTCCAGTTCTCATATCAATATTATCACTATCAACGTTCATTTCTTTTACTAATTCTTTGATTTCTTTCCAAGTTTTTTTCATTTTTAAACTCTCCTTTTCTTTTTCAATCATATCTATTAATTCTTCTAATTCATTTATACTTGCCATTGTTTTTATAAATACTTTTGCACGACTTTTATATGTGCTGTATTTATCATTCTTTTTACCTTTTTCAGTCGCTCTATATCTTTGATTTGCTTTGTTTTGCTGCTCCTGGGTTTTATAACCCTTTCTTTTTTTTTCTTCCATTTTATCCTCCTATTTGTGAGGGCTATTTAAAGCCCTCTATTTTTTAAATCTTCTTTTATACTTTTTAATGAGTTATATCCTGATATAAAAGTTCTTGTACCTCTCCAAATTAAAGAATATTTACTATCATTTCCAGACATTATATAATCATCTGTTAAATCATATTCTCCATTCCCATTTTTTAGAACTCTTTCTCTTAATTCTTTTAATCCTTTTAACATTTTCATCACTCCTTGATTTTTTATTTTATAAGTGATATAATCTAAGTAGTTGAAGCTAAGATTAAATCACTCTTAGTTTTACCCCTCAGAAGAGGGGGGATAAATTACTTTTCCTTTTTCTCAATTGTAATTGTTAGCGACCAACTCCCAATCACAATTTTGATTTGAAATTTCATTTTATCACCTCCTTTTCCCTTGAGGTACTTTTATAATATCATACTTGTACGAGTATGTCAACACTTTTTTTAAATATTTTTTTATTTTTTTTAACTATAGATAAAATCATATTTTCAATCAATAAAAAAAAGAGGGGTAGCATAAAAACTACCCCATTATTTTATAAATTTTCTAATCTCTTCCACGTCTTTTTTTAATTCTGTTTGCTCTTCTCTCATTAGCTTCAACTCGTTTACTATCTCTTTCATCGTATTTCTGTACATTTCAAAAGTTTTACTATCTTTCCAAAGAAAATATAATAATATAGATCCTGCAAGTCCGTAATCTTTTAGAGCAGTTATTATAACTTTGAAAACTTCTTCTAACATAGATACCACCTACTTTTTAATCGTTTTTTCTAAAATGACTAGCACCAAACATTCTAACCATTCTATACATAAACTGTCTTTTTATATAACTCACTCCACATTCTTTCATAATTTCTAAGAATATTTTGTCAGCTTCTTCTCTAGTTACATCTAATGTACACTTGCTAGAATATAGCCAGTCATGGACTACAGCAGCTCTACCATGTTTACCGTAACTATTAATTATGTTTCTAAAAACTCTCGGAACTGAGGCATAATCTGTTTTGAAACCTTTTGGGACTGTCACAAGTCCTTTAGATGTCCTGTAAGTATAATCTTCTAAAACTTCCCAATATTTGTCGTCAATCGGCATAGTATTTAATCTAGTTATTTCCATGTTTTCCCTCCTTTATTTATAAGCAACTCTATCTGCTCCCTTAATTTGCCAATGCGGAGCATCTTTAAAAGTTCTCCAACAATTTCCACCCCATTCAATACCATACTTTTCTAATAATCCCGCATTTTTAGCCGTATTATAGATATCTTGATAGTAATGAAAATCTTTCCAAGTTCCTTTGTAAACGTTCTTTTCTATAACCTTTTCTACTTTTTTTCCATTTTCCATAACTGATACATTTACTTTTTCTTTTACTAGAACACCAATATCTGCGGCATAACCTAATCCGTCATACTTAACCTGATGGTTAGATTTTAGCCTGTAGCCATCTGCTTTAGTTACTTTAGATCCTGGAGCAGTTCTGCCTTTTTGATATTCTAAATTTTGCTCTGCTGCTGTTCTAACCCCTGCCGTAATCTTAAAATCCCAGGGACTTATTTTTATAAGCTCTGTCATAAAATTTACCAGGTTTGGATGCACCCCTTTCAGCATTTTTAAACTTGTTTCTGATAATGTATACATTTAAAATCACCTCCTAAAAATGACCTTGTGAGAGCTTGTTTAAGCTTATTAAAAAAAGGTAGCTATATAAAACTACCTTTAATTTATTTAATCCCATTTAATAGCTTCTAGTTCTTCAACCGTTGAAACTTCCCTTATTTTCTTAGTTATAGCAGTGTATTTGTTTTGTGCAGCAATAACTCTACGGATCCAAGAGAAGTAGATTAAGTTTAATTCTCCAAGTGAAATAGATGCAATAGAGTTATCTTTTAATCTCCATTGTGTCTGTAGAGATTTCAAAAATTGTTTTAATTTTCCAGCTCTCATAGCCATTTTAATTTTTTCTTCTAGTTCTGCATCTACAGGAATTTCTAAATCATCTAGAGCTTGTTTAATTTCATTATATTCTTCTATTTCTCCAGCTATGTCTAAAGCAATCTTAACTCTTATAAAGTTAATTTCATCATATTCTTGCATTTGGAATACTTTTCCATTATGCTCATATGAACCAAACATCTTATCTAGCAGTATTTCTCTAAACTTGTGTCTGAAAGTTCTTTTAACATCTTCCATATCTATATCCCAAGTGTGTGTTACTATATTCCACGTATGATAAGAGCTTGGCTGTGGTACGACCTTTAATTTCTTATCTTCTATATACTCTCCAGGTGCTAGCTGAACTTCGATTTCTTCTTCAATCAATTCATCTCTAGTCATCTCTCTTATAGTGTTTTTTGCTTCGTCATATGTTGGATATTTGAAAGCTTCATTTCTCTCAATTACAACATATTCTGAAGGGATAAGTTCTGGATAATCCAGGAATAAATTACCTTCCATAAATTGCATGACTTCATCAGCTGTTAAATTAACAGTGAAAGCAAGTCTTGATTTTTTCTCTTTTGAGTAAATATAAAACATAATATCTCTCCTTTCAAATGTGAATAGATTTTTAAATTTATTCAGATTTTTATAATTAAAAATGTACTTTTAAGAGTTTTTTATATAAAATTCTTAGATTTTATATTTAAGA